GTTTCCCAGTCACGATCAAAACCACGTATCCAATGGCCATGTGAAAATCCGTGCAAAGCAGCAAAACCATTTTTCTTCTCAAAAGAAGCTAACCCATTAGCACATCAAATACAAAAGCTCGTCGAAGAGGCTGTTGAAAACGGTTTAAATCCTGGTATTTCAATTGGCGCAATTCCTCACGAATCTATTGAAAAAGACGTTAATGGACAAATGAGAACAGTATTTACGAAAGCCGAGCTCGTTGAAGCGACTTGGGTTCCTATTCAAAGTAACAGAAATGCGTCCTTTGGCCACATTGCTAAAGGATACGATATTGATGTAACAACCAAATCGGAGGATTCTAAAATGAGTGAAGAGCAAATTAAAAAAGAAGAAGCTCCTGCTCCAGAAGCAGAAGCTCCAAAAGCCGAAGAGGCACCAGCTCCAGAAGCTGAAGCACCTAAGGCAGAAGAAGCTCCTGCAGAAGCAGAGGCTGAGAAGTCCCCTTCCGAAGTTGAATTATTGAAAGCACAAGTCGAAAAGATGAATGCTGAAATGAGCGAACTTAGGAAAAAAGCAGTTTTGAAAGGAACTGTTGAAGGACCACAACCAATCAACAAAGAAGTTGAATGGTCACAAGAAAATGTTTTCAAAGCCGCTGCTGGCTTATTGAATAAATAGGAGGAACAAATAAAATGTTTGGAAACAACGGATTATCAAACGCTGAAGCAGGATTCCTCTTTGACCAATCTTTCGGAAAAGCGGGTATTGTAGATGAACAAACCTACTACGACCCAATTAGAGGGATTGATAAAAGAAAGGACGTTGCAAAAGCAATGATGGAAGGCAGAGTACAAAAAGCTCCGTCTATGGGCCACACAACTGGTGGAACATTCACAGATTATGGTCTTTTACCTGCATTCCACGACCCTAACATTGTTGACAGAACAGTGAGGGAAACACCTTTAGTAAGACTTCTACCAAGAAGGGCTGTTAGAGGACGAAGTTATGTATACAATGTATTAAGTGCAAAAGCTGGTGCTGCTTTCTTAGGAGACGACGCTGCTTTAGCAGATCAAGTTGATACAAGAAGTACATCAACTGTAACAATGAAGTTCTTATACGCTGTTGGTCGTGTAACTGGACCTGCTCTTGCAAGTGCAGCTGGTTTCATCAACTTAATGGCTGAAGACCTAAGAGTTAAAGTTGCTTCAATGAACGAAGCTCTTGAAAATGAAATCGTTAACGGTTCAGTTTCAACAAACGCTCTTGGATTTGACGGTCTAAGAACTGCAATTTCAACAAACTCAACTTCAAACTCTGGTGCTGCAATTACTTTGGCTCAAATCAGAACAGATTTAAACACCAGCTTCGAAGCAAACGGTTTAATTGATTTAGCAGTTACCGACGGTGCAACTCTAAATACAATCAAAGGTCTATTGATGGACTTCCAAAGAAATGTTGAAAGACCTTCTGGAAACCTTGATTTCGGTATCCCAGAATCTTTCATGTTTGATGGTGTATTATTCATCAAAGACAGATACATGCCAACAACTGCGTCTTCAAGAGAAATCTTATACTTAGACACAAGATATGTTTTCTTAGCAGTACTTCAAGATATCACATTTGAAGAATTGGCAAAAGTTAACGACTCACAGAAATACATGCTGAAGTGGTATGGAGCTCTTGTTGTGACTTTTGAATCAGCGATGGTCGAGAGAACTTCTCTTGCATAATTGGAGGTATTGAAAAATGACCGCATACGCAGGAACAACTGTTTTCAAAGAATCTGGACCAAATGCAGACGTTAAACGAATTTTCGTTTATACTCAAGACGATGCTGATGCAACTGATACAATTGCTATTACTCTGGCTGATTATGGAATCAGCGCAACAGGGCTTTTAGCAGTTAACAGTTGGGTACACACTGCAAATGGAAGTGTTATTACAACCGAAGCAAATACAACTGCTGTATCTGCTGGTGTTTTAACAGTTACAATTGCAGCTGGTACTGATAATGACGTTCGAGTTATCGAAGTTATTGGATTATCAGCGGCACCAGATTACACAGCATAATTGCTGTAAATTTTTAATTTTTTCATTTTTTACCCTATTAAGGACGGAGGATTGATACTATGGCTCATGGAGTACCAACATTAGAAAATAGAGACTGGAATTTTAAAAACGCTGTAACAGTTACAGGACAATTAAGTATTGGAGATTTACTTGTAATTTCACAATCCGCTTCAACAAGAACTGGAGCTGGAGCAATTGATATCACAAGTACAATTACTTGGATTGTAACAGACGGTGCTGATGCATTAACTCTTGCAGATGGTGCAGAAGGACAAATCAAATTTCTTGTTATGAAAACAGATGCAGGAGCTGGAACTCTAACACCTGCAAATCTTGGAAACGGAACAACAATCACCTTTGATGATGTCGGAGACAGTGCATTATTGTTATTCACTAATGCAGCTTGGCATATGATGGGTGGAACTGCAACTCTTGCATAAGTAGCACAATGAGTTACGGAAAACCGAATCTTAAAACTTGTACTGGTGGCCACCCTTCTGGAAAGAAGTTTGGCTCCAGTCCAAAACCTAAACCAAAACCATCTTCAAAGAAGTATTCTGAAACAGAACTCTTTGATATGAATAAGAAGGAACAAGTCGAACTTCTTGAATCTCTTGGAGCTGAAAAGATTCCTCGACTTGAATCTAGTCGGGTTAAATTAATTTTAAAATTGCAAGGAGGCGATGAATAATGGCAAACTATGCATTAACAGACTGGGTAAGTGCAGTTAGTGACCCTATTACTGTCGCTGCCGCAATTGAAACATATCTTGAAACTGTGGACGATACAAAATCAATTATAGTATCACAGATTATTCCAATTGGAAGTAGTCAGTGTCAAGCTATAATTGTTCACGAAGCATAAATATGGCGGACGTAACTATTGAGGTTTTAGCCGAACGTATTGCGCAACACCACAAAAGAGACGATTTGTTTCATAAAGAGATGACCAAAGATATAAAAGAGGTCATTAATCAATTAAAGATATTGAACGGAAAAGTTGCTGAACACGAGAGGTTCATCAATCGGCTCAAAGGTGCAGGATGGTTTACTGGTGTTGCCAGTGCTGTATCTGCACTTGTAGCTTTCGTTCTTTGGATTGGAGGAAAATTCAGATAATGGCTCTTAAACAAATACCTTGGAATAAAGGAAAGACGGACATATATTCCAAAGAGACATTGGAAAAAATGCGTCGAGCTAAATATAAAACTGGTATAAGACATTATAGAAAAAAATTATTTGCTTCTGTTGATGTTGTAGCTTGTAATAGATGTTCATCTGTTGATAATCTATTAGCACACCATATAGACGAAGATAGAAATAATAATAAATTAGATAATTTAGAAATTATATGTAAATCGTGTCACGCTAAAGAACACGATATTGGAAAGCATTTACCTAAAGATGGTGGATGGTCGAGGAGGCGATTAAAATAGCCTATGCAACAAATGCTGAATGGGCGGAGAAAAGCGGACTTGGGATTAGACGAGTCGATGAGAATGTGGGCACTGGCGACAATTCTGAAACGGATTTCGATTTGGATTTTACAAATATTATTTCTGGCTCTTATACTTTATCTCACGCACCAGCTTCTGGAGCTACAAATACATTTACTGCTTTGACTGAAACAACTCATTATACTTTGGACAAAGATTCTGGCCGAGTGGTTTTGACTGCTGGCGGAGTAACAGAGGTTGGAACTGATGTTATTTATGCAACTTATTACTATACAGAATTATTTTCAGATTCAATGGTCACATCGCTTATAACTGCGGCAGATGATGAAATAGACAAAAGGACTGGTCGTCTTTGGGATACACCAGTTGCAGTTGTTGAATATCGAGATGGAATCAGAAGATCACAATATCCAACAACCGATGCTCCTTATGCTGTTGATCTTGAAAGACCAGATTTTATTGTGGCTAATAAGCAACCTATTACAGAAGTAACAAATATATACTTCTTGAATCCACCACAGGCGGTATCAAAGTGTTTTAATTATGACCTCGGAACAACAACATTTACGGACAAAACGGACGAAGTTAATTCAACTACAGAAGCTCCGTTCACGCTTTTTGATGATTCACCAGCAACGGGAGACATTCTATACATCGGCTCTGCCCATCAGTTCTTAGGATTAAAAACTGTATTAAGTACGGCTGGTGTAGATTCTGGAAGCACTGCTATTGATTGGGAATATTGGAACGGCTCAGCATGGACTGACCTTTCTGAAACAGACACCAACTCAGGGGCTTCTATATTCACTACAAGCGGAGAATTTACTTGGACCTATCCATACGGCTGGGCTAAAAATTCGGTCAATGGTGAGTCTGCATATTGGATTAGAGGAACATTAACAGATGATTATTCAACAGATCCAATTGTTGCAACATTCACATTAAAGGATTCAGTGGCTTCAGTTCTTGAGCCAAGACAAATTAATTGGAAAGACAGCACGATCAGATTTGAAAATGTCGCCGAAAGACACGGCTCTTTGAATATCAGAATGGATTATAAGTATGGTCATACAACAACTCCAACTTATATCAAAGATTTATCAATTTACTTGGCAGCTTTAAATGCCTACATCACTTTATCTGGAGGTTCATATGATGATGCAACCTCATACACTCTTGGAAGTAAAGCAGTTACGATTGGGGAGGTTTATGTAAACATCCGTGAAGTTATTGCACAATTCCAAAAGAGAATAGATAAAATTTATGAACTAATAGGCAAGAGAAGTCATGTCATTGCAATATAATGGTAAAAACAGCAATAAGCAGTCACGCTCGAATAAACAGAGAGCGGTTAGTAGATGCAATTGATATATTCGGCAGAACATTAACAATCAGAGTGACAACAAGAACAGTTGATAATTTTGGTCAACTGTCGGCTACTTCTACGACAGACACAAGTTTCACTGGAGATTTACAATTTGGTTTAGATTTAGACCAGCGATTCGTGTCTGCTGGTGTGGTTGAAGTCGGTGAAGGCATTCTATACATCCACCCCACTGCTTTAAGCACTTTGCCGAATCCACAAGACCAGATTATTGACGGAAATTCTGTTTGGGAAATCATAAACCAGATTGAAAGTCCAGAACTTGGGGGCACTGTCTGTCATTATTCATATAGATGTAGGAGGCGTATAAATGCCTCAGATACTTAATATCGGCGGAGTTCGGTATGAGATTGAAAACTGGGAAGAATTTCAAGAAAAGCTTTTGCAAGCCATTGGTTTTCAGATAGAGAAGGAATTAATTCTTGAAACAAATAAGCTCGGACTTGTTAATACAGGAGCATTTAAACAAGGTTGGTACACAGAAGTTGACGGAGACCATCTTATTATATCTAACACCCAAGACTATGCTATCTATCTTGAATATGGAACGTTTGGTTATTGGAATCAATATGGCGTTGATTCGTTTCCTTCTGCCCCACATCCTAAAAAGAAAACATTAAGCAGCGACCAGAAAAAGAATTATCCAAAGGGAATGCAACCGTTTGCCCCTTTGAGACGAACTCTTTGGAACAAGAATAAATTGGGTTCTATAATTGAGAAAGCTGGAAAAGTTGCTGGAAGATAACATTATTTATATACTGATTTTGATTATAATAATTTAGTAAGTCCAAGATGGCATGACCTTTTGAAGTCCAAGACGGCGCATAATGACAAAAGCAAAGAGAGAACCAAACAGAATAGTATGTAATTTTCTACGTAGCTTGATGACCGATGTCAATTCAAGTCGAAGCGGTCAATGGATTTTCCCAGATTTTCCCAGAGCAGAATCTTTGGGCGATGCTCAATTTCCAAGAATAGGAATTACATTATTGAGTGATACCGCCGAGAGAATGGGTATATCAGATGATACTCATCACCATATCGTATTAATGCAGATTGATTGTATTGCAAAAAAAGATCAGTTGCACACATTGACAGTAACTGACGAAGCTCTTGGAACGATGGCTTCAGATTCAAATTCTGATAGAATGGTCTATGATTTTGTTCCAAAAACAGTAACTAACATCAAACATAATACTGTTGCCTATGGAACTGTGAACGCAAAGAACACAGATTCGGCATTTACTGCTCCTGGAAGTCTATCTGCTGATACTGTTGAATATTCAATAAGCACAGGGAACGTTAATTTTTCATCTGCTGATGTCTCTGGAGATGATGGCGAAGCTATTACATCAACATATGATGTTGCTCTTGAAGGAGAAAAGCTTTCAAAATATCTTGCAAGGCAAGTTATTAAGACAATAAGGAACAATTGGAGAACAGATTCTACATTTAATGGTCTGTTTAATCCGATAATTATATCAAATTCAACTGTCCCATTAGACCAAGAATTAGGAATATTTAGACAAACTGTTGAATTACAGTGTCGTATTTACAATATTGGTGAGGGATTATGAAGAAATACAAAAAAACAAAGAAGGGTCTTGTGATAGAACAAGAAGATGAAATTCAAGAATTAACTGCGAAGGAAAGCGAGGTTCGATTATGAAATTTAAAAAAGGACGAACACCTTGGAATAAAGGAAAAAAGACAGGTATTGCACCGTGGTTGGGAAAGAAAAGACCAGATATGACTGGTGATAAACACCCACGATGGAAAGGAAAAATAACAGATGAATATGGATATATTTTGGTTCATGTTAAAAGCCATCCAAATAAAGATAGTAAAAATTACGTGAAAGAACATCGTCTTGTAATGGAAAAATATCTTGGAAGATATTTAAAATCAAAAGAAGTTGTACATCATATAGACCACAATAAACAAAATAATAATATTGAAAATCTTTATTTGTTTAAAAATGATTCAGAACATCAAAAATATCATAATTTTCTTGGAAAATTAGTATATAATGAATTAATAAAATCTGGACAAATATATAATGGTTTTAATGGATTCAAGGGGGTGATTTAAATTTCACGTGAAATTTACACTGGAGAAAACACATACTGCGTGTATGCAGAAGAAACAAGTTACGGTTCTGGCGGTACGCCGAGTGGAAGTAATGATTTTGGAAAATTAACAAATGTTACTTTGAACATGGATAATGCTCTTATTCAAAGTCAAGGATTAGGAGAGGGACGTAATGTAACAAAGACAAAACTTGGAAACTTCGCAATCACTGGCTCAATGAGTGGTGAGGTTTTGGATTTCACACCATTACAATATGCAATAGGAGACAGACAAGGAGCTGGAACTTCTGGCGACCCATACGAATTCGTTGAACAAGATTTCTTGGATTATTCTGACGGATTAAAAACATTACAATTGGAAATAGGTTCAAAGAGTCACTCAAATCATTCTGTTAAAAATGTAACTGGTTGCTTTTTTGATTCTTTATCATACTCTGGAACAGTTGGAGATACTTTGAAATTTTCTGCGAGTTTCAATGCAAGTAGTATTACAGAGGGAACGTCTGCTGTAACTTATACAAATCCATCAGAAGCTCCGTTTGCAGTTAGTGAAATTACAGTTACCGACGGTACAAATACAATTAATGTTGAAAGTTTTAACTGGTCAATTAACAATGGTTCGACTTCGATATATGAACTTGGAAGCAGAACTACAAGCAATATAGGAATTGGAAGTAGAAGATATTCTTTGACATTAACTATGGTTTATGATTTCAATGATACGTCTGCAACATTATCGGGAATTGAATTATTGAAATACTTTTTTGGTGGTGCTTCACAAACTACACCTTTGAGTACATCTGACCCAACAGCTTTAACAATTAAACTTGCAATAAGTGAGGGTGCGTCTTCTGGAGATAGAGTTGCGTCTATTGATCTGGAGAATTGTTATTTTCAAAGTTGGAGCCATCCAATAAATCTTAATGATGGTCGTCTATCAGTGACTGTTAATATAGTTGGTCAAGCTGGATTGACTGACGGCTCAGATAATGTTCCAGTAAGAATTTATACAATATAAATTAAAATTTAGAGGCGATAATATGGTCGAGCAAAAGATAGAAGTAATGTTTGAAGGAAAGAAAGTTGAATTGACTCTTCGTCGTTTGACGTGGGGACAAATCAATGAATCTGTCCGAAAGAGCATAACATACATCAATGGTAAAAAAGAAATTGATGTTATGTTGCAAAAAGAACTTCAAGTTGTGTATAGTATCAAAAATGCTCCATTCACAGTTAATCTTGATAATGTAAGAAAACTTGATTGGAAAGATGGTGAAAGACTTGATGAAGCATTTCAAAAATTAAACAATGCTGAACCAGAAGTGGGGTAGCAATTCGTGATTTAATTTGGGTTGGAAAACCAATCGAAGATAAAGAAATCGCAATGATACTTGCAGAAAAAGATTATATGAAAAAGTATGGTCTTATTGGAAAGAAAACAGAAGACTGTGAGTTATACGCCCTTCGTATCTGGGGAATGTATGAAACTGAACTATTGAGAAGGAAAGAATTTGAGAGAATGAAACAAAATGCCTGAACCAACTATTAAAGCAAAAATTCAACTCGTAGGAGATGGTGGCGGTGCTGCTATTGGTGGCAACGGAAAATCTGACGAAGAGAAGAAAACAGAACATAAAGCAAACAAAACAATTGTTGATAAACTTCCAAAACTTGCTGGAAGATTCGGAGCAATTGGTGCATTTGCTGCCGCTATGATTGCAATAGTTCCAGTATTTGCTGGATTGGTTCAAAAGGTTCTTGGACCAGTTCCGGATAAAACATTTCTTGATTTAGAAAGTAAAAATCCTTTCACACATCTTAAAAGAATGTTTGAAGGCAAAGGACTTGAAGAGCTCGGAACAGACACAGATAACATTAATAACGCTCTTGAAAGACAACAAGACGTATTAAATTTATTAGAACAAGCAAAGAGAGGAGACCAAGAAGCAACTGAAAAATTAAGAGAAGAATATTTTGCAAGTGATATAATGGCCGCAGTTCTTAACGAACAACTTGGCTTAATGGCTCCAAATCTTCAAGAAGTTACTGAAAATATGAAGCAACAACTTGGACCAACAAAAGAAGCGGCTGACGCAATGATGAGATATGCTGATGCTATTGATAGAGTTCAAAGAGCATTACAAAGAACTCGTTCTTTGAATAGTTCTGAAGTAGGGTATGCACAATTGGTTGCGGCAAGAGCAAGACAAACT